GAATCAAACTTATGAACAATTTATTTAATAATTAGTTTACGAATTGTTGTAAACTTGTTTAACTTTTTCATTTGAATTGTTTTAAATTGTTGAAAGATAATAACGAAAGCAAACTATAAAACATATAAGATATATTAATTATTTTATTTAATTTATTTAATTGTATAATTTGTTACTAAATCAAATGTAAAGTTTGTTGTATGGATTTTTTGTACAATTCATAACTAATTGTTAAAAACTTAATTAATCATCCACTACGACTTTCTTGTATTGATTTGTTAAATCATATCGAACAATGTCATCAATAGCGGCTTCAATGATTGCTACATTTTCATCATCAGTATGTGAATCAGAAGTAAATGCAACTCTAGCCAAAAGACCACAACAATTATGATTCTTTTCAGTGTCATATGTTAACCAATTATCATAGTCAGTGAATGGATCATAAGGGTTATCAGTTGTTGTTAACATAACAGTACGTGACATGATCATCTACTCCTTTCCATTTAAAACTTTACTTACTGTTGATGTAGAAACACCTAAAGCTTTTGCTATTTCGGCTGTTGTATAACCTTGAGCTTTCATGCTCTTAGCTTTACTTTCTTTAGCTGGAGACATAGATGTATAAGTCTTAGGGGTTGCTTTCTGTCTAATGACATCCATATCAGCATACTTAAGAATCTTAGTAAGTCTATTCTCACTAATAGCTCCTGCTTGAATAGCTTCCCATTCTTTATCAGATACTTCAATAGCCTCCCTCTTAGCCCCTACTGCCTGTCTAGCCCTAGTCAATGCTTGTTGAGAAGCTTTCTTTATCTCAGACTTTTCCATGTTAGGATTAGCTTGCTTCATAGCTTTGATTTCAGCATTAGCAATGGTCTGCGCCCTACGTTCTCTAGGGGCATTCTTCTCTGCATTGTTGAGCTTAGATAATAGGGAGTTAACCTCATTAGCATATACCTTACTAGCATGGGTATTATACTCAACCTTACCTGTATTAAGTAACTCTAATCGTGCTTGATTAGCCATAGACTTCATAGTATTAGCATAATCAGCATAGAGTCTTTCCATAGGGCTATTAACTTTTGATACTAATCCATAAGCATCATCAACTTTCTCCATGTTAGTGATGCGTTGTTGTTTCTTCTTAGTAACAGTAACAGTTTCTCCAGTCTTCTTGTTTGTTTTGGTAACATCATAGTAAAGATCATCAGCTGTTTTCCAAACAAGTTTACCAGTCTTAGGATCAATAGTTGGTGAACCTTGTCTCTTATCAACATTGGCTTCACCTTTAGCTCTAGAAACAATAGTAGAAGCTCCACCTTCTTGATACTTCTTCTTTAATTCAGCGATACCATTGTCTCTTTCACTAGACTTGTAATCTAATTTATGTTTCTCAGCATCAATAACAACCATACTATGACGAACAGCTCTAGCTAACTCATCTTCAGTAGCATTCTTAATTGTCATATCAGTAATCAAGTTAGATACTTTACCCATTTCAGTTTGAGTAAGCTTCTTAGACATGACCTTAACCTTTTCTCCACGAGAATTGTAATAATCATTACCTCTTTTCTCAGTTGGATACTCCATCTTAGGATCGAAATCTTTAAGTCCTTTTAATTGCGGAGTTGATTTAATGTTAGACTTACTTGTTATAGGTATAGTCATGACAGTATCACCGTCAAAGTCTGCACCAGAAAGTCTTTCTGCTACTTTACTATTGATACCAATAGCATCTGTAGTTGTATTACCTAATACCTTTCTACCTTCTTGATGTTTGTTATTAACAGTCAAGATAGGAATCTCAAATGTTCCAGCATGAGGATAACGAATCAATGCTATCTTCTCACCATTCTCATAGTTAGGAGCATAGACTTCAGTATCTTTAAGACTAGTAACAGGAATGATAACATGATATCTTTGTCTTGGTAGAGCAGCTGCTTTTAAATGTACGGCTGCTGAATCACATCCATCAGAGAAGTCTTTCAATAGTTGCTTCTTAACTGTAGGATTATTCAAAGACATGATATCATCAAATTCTGCTTGTTTATCATCAATAGACTGTTTCAATTGTTGTTTAGCCAATTTAAGTGGCTGCTTAGATAAGAATTGAGCAGACAATGTATTACTCCACTTTTGCCAATCTCCTTCTTCTCTGGTCTTATTGATCAATGATAACTTCTCTTTACCAGTCTTAGGGTCAGTGTAATAACTTTGACCGCCTTTTTCTTTAATCAAAGCACCAAATGGATTTGTTGGATCATCGGTTTTAATATCTTTTAAGACGTCTAACTTAGGTGTTTTCTTAGATTTGTTAGTGTTAAACATAACATCAACACCATCAGGAAGATCATCAGAATATAAAGCCATACCTTTCAAATACTTCTTACCATCTACAAGGATTCTGACTTGTGCATAGTGAGCATCACCTAAAGATAGATCTGGAACTCCTCTTCGAAGTTCGATAACACCATCTTTATGGATACCACCATCTTCAGCATAGCGAACTGCTAGTCTCTTAGAATCCATACTAGCTGGATATTGAAATGCTGGTTTAAACGTTTTACCATCATCATAAGATTTATAGTCATTTAAACTATGAATGTTTTCATAATTAAATATCTCTTTATGTTCGGTTCCTTTAGGACAAATAACTTTTAATGTTGTCTGTCTTCCAGCATTAGTAACTTGAGGAACACGACCACCATAAACAGGATAACCTTCCATTTCAAGAATCATCAATGATTGATCCAGTTTCTCTTTAGAGATCCCAAGTTCTCTTTCAATGCCAGACCCAACATCAATCATACCCTTAGTCTCGATTTGTTCTCGTATGAAATTAGCTGTATCTTTAGCAAGATTCATACGAATCTCAGCTTTCTCATCAAGAAGAGCACGAACTGAAGAGTCATTTTTAAATCCCATCTCTTTAGCTATTTGATTAAGAGATAATCCATCTTCTCTTAAGCTCTTAGCTCTAGCCACTTGTAACGCTCTTCTTTCATCCTCAGCTATACCTTTCATAGCTCTATAAGCAGTTGATGTCATACCCATAGATTTAGCAATCTCGGATTCAGTCATGCCTTCTTTTTTCAAAATCTCAACACGAGTAAGGAAGTCACCACTATGCTGATAACCTTTTTCACCACTACCCCAAGGGTATCGACCAGAACGTCTCTTAACACCATAGTGCATTAAATAAGATTCGCCTAATAGTTCTTCAGCAACGTCTTCTATTGGTGGGTTCTCAATATATCCCATAGTTTATTCCTCCTCTTGTCTAATTTTGTTGATGATTCTGTCTGAAGATATAATCTTATCCATGATTGGTAAGATATCTTCTGCTGTTGGGTTGCAAATAACAATTTCATCGTTTTGATAGATTCTTAATTCGAATTCTATTTCACCAGGTTTCACATTGTACTCCAAACAAAAAAGAGCCGCATAAATTAATAGCTGCTCCATGTGTGCTGGCATAACACCAGTCTTTAAATCATGTATTCTCAATAATCCATTTCTAAACGAAATAGCATCTGCTGTACCAAAACAGTTTTCTGAATAGAATAAAACTTGTTCTGGTGTCATCTTATAACCTATCGCATCATTAACATACATGTTAAGAGTCTTTCTCGATTTAGGAAGCTTTTGTCCTAATCTAATCAGTCTTTCTGCTAAATCATGTAGCTCAGTTCCTCTCAAAGTTGCTATATGATTTCTATAGGTAGCTGTTAACTTATCAGCATCATAGTTGATCCAGTGATACTTACTTGCTCCTAAATAAGCATGTAAACCTACTAACCTAGAATGATCATTAAATTTAAACTTCATGTTTCTCCTCCTTACCTTCGTTCAGCATTAAAGAACTCTGTAAGATCTTCAAGGACTTCATCTTTGTTTTCAGGATATACAAATCTTGAAAATGACATTTGATTACATTGATCAACATAGTAATCTTGATTAGGTCTGTGCTTAGCATTAGCACTACGTTTCATTTCAAGTAATGCCCAACGATCTTTGTATAAAATTAAATAGTCAGGAATGCCCTGAATTAAACTAGAATCTAATTTCGTTACTATGCAACCATCAAATCTTTTCTCTAACTCTTTTCTGAAGTCAGGTTGAAAATCTCGTTCTAATTTACCTTTAGCCATAAACAGTCCCCTTTCATCAAACACGAAAAGAAAAAGAAAGAACTTTAAAAAGTATCTTTCCCTCATTAAAGGGCATGTTTTTTTCGCGTGGTTTTCATTCGCTATTTGTAAAGGTTTATAAAGAAACCAATATCGCAGCCTAAGATATCGGCCATTTGTTTAAGCTTGAACACATCTGGGAATGTTCTGAAATTCACATAGTGACTTAAAGCTGCTTGTGATATTCCCGCTTCTTCGGCAAACTCTTCTAACGTATAACCTTTACCACGAATCATCTTATAAACCCTACATCCGAACTGTCTTTTCCAAACTTCATCATCATAAGGCTGACCCCATTCATCTCTAGACTTACAAACTTGAAATATAGTTTTGTCAAATGGATCAAATAGTTCTTTACTTCCATCTTCGAAAACGATAATCAATTCATTTGCTTCATTGAGATAGTAATCTTCTATAGGTTTACCATCTTGAGGATCATAATAACGATCTTTATAATCAGCAAATATACTCTCTAAAAACACATTCATAAAATTCTCCTTTCTCGCTTTAATTTACTTGCGATAAACTTTGTTCCCACAAACCAACTTTGTTCCCACAAAAAAAAATGAATTTCAACTTATATATAGTATATGTATAAAAATACATGTTCTATATACTACTTAAAATCGTCAAAACTTTGTTCCCACAAAAATGTTTGTTCCCACAAATATGCATTTTTAGCCCAAAAACAGCCTTTTTTGACCATTTTCAAGCATTTTCAGCGATTTTTTGTTCCCACAAAGTTAGCTCTAAAATTTTTGTTCCCACAAAATATTTGACCAAAATCGGCCTAAAACAACTTTGTTCCCACAAAACTTTGTTCCCACAAAAGTTAATAAGCCCTAATTTTTGTTCCCACAAAATGTGATTTTTCAACTTTGTTCCCACAAACTTAACTAATCATCTTTGTATTTATCAGCATAATAATAGATATTGTACTGAGCTTTCAAAGCATCTCGAACGATATCAGACTTACTTTTACCGGTTTTCTTCATCAAATATTCAAGTCTTGCTTCGTCTTCAGGACAAGTTCTCACCTTTAATTCAGTCTTTCTATCACCATGATTAATCCTTTTATTAGCCACTAACATCACCTCCTACGTCCGTACAAGTCTCTCTACAAGAACCGCCCAAGCCACTCACCAACAAAAAGAAAAGACTCAGGAAATATCCCAAGTCTTATCGTTTATAATCCACAGGATAATTCATCAAGCGACTGACCATAGTAGCCCATTTAGGATTAACAGGACAATACTTCTCACCGATCTCATTAGGTGTAGTCAGCCCTTGATCAAAATAGTTCTTCTTCAAGTTACTTACGAATCGATCTACTCCCTCATCAATGGTATCAAAATATAACGGTACTTCGTTTCTACTCAACCCTCCTGGATTGTTACGATACTTGTAAGCATCAGATGTAAACCAACCTGTTTCAAGTCGAGCAATGGCTAGTACCGTCTTAAACGGGACATTATATTTATCACAAGCAATATAAATCTTATACTCTATAGCATTCTCACTGGAGACTCCAAGAGTATTAAGAATATCTTGTTTCTTTCTCTCTTCAGCTTCTTTTTTCATTTCTTCAATTCTCTTCTCTAAGAGTATTTCTCTTGACTCTTCAATGTTCTCCATAACATTCATATATGCATAAGGTATTTCAATTTCTGCATTGACTTCTACCTTTTTATTTTTATCTTCATCTACAGCGTAAATAGATTGTATCCCAAAATTAAATAAAGCAGCGACCGTAATAGTCGCCGCCACAATATAATTAATAACTTTTACTTTCATTATTTCTTCTCCTTGTTAATTTCTTTCTGAATCAATTCTAACATCTTCTTTCTGCTAAATGGTTTCAAAACCAATTTGTATTTATATCTAAATATCTTGTTTTGCTTTTGTAATCTTCTTACATATGTTCTATGTACGCCAAGTTCCTCAGCAATTTCGATATAAGATCCAACAAGCTCTACCTCATTCGTTCTTATATTCACCAAATCGAATGACTCAGACTTTGTTGGAACAGGATATCCTAACGTCTTTAAAAACTCGTCATAATTACCGTAAAGCATTCTTACATTATTCAATCTTCCACCAAGTGCTTCAAACTCGTATGTTCGAGGTGATCTATAATATTCGCTATAGAAAACCTTAACTATGATTTCGTTCGTACTCATTGTTCTTCACCTGTAATTAATTCTGAATATGGTAATGTCTTTATCCAGTCACAGAAACCTGTATAGTTAATTAAACTAGACGGATACATATTTGCCGGACAATCTCCGACCATTTCGACTTTATGCTCTTTCCATTCATCCAATTTATGATTCTTTCTAGATTTATAAATATTAGCTAACACTTCATAATTTAACATCACAGTTCGCTTTTGATTATAAGAACTAGGTAATAACTGGATCATCTGCCACCAGACTCTTTTATCTTTCTTAATACCAGTTACCTCTCCCGTCAAATATTCATGTCTCCAGAAATTCAAAGATTCGATTACCTGGTCAAGAATACAAGTTGACGACATATAGTCGTGGTCCGGAACA